TGTATGCCCGGCTCATGTTCGGCTGAGGGATGGTGATAAACCATTCTGGGATGGTGTCTTGTGCGCACGCGCGAGGGATGAGTGGTCTGAAACGGACCTAGTTGTAGCAGCGCAGTTGGCACGGTGTCAACATGATATTGAGAATGAGTCCGAGGCACTTGATAGTGAGGGCACTATCATGAAGAACGACCGTGGGACGATGGTTGCGAACCCCCGTGTGGCGGTGCTTGAACAATTGGCCCGGCGTGAAATGGCCCTGATGCGGACCCTGCGGATGGGTGGTCGGGTGGCGGGTGATGCACGAGACGAGGGTGCTCGGCGCAAGTTGGAGAGGCAGGCCAAGGCGCTGCAAACCGAACTTGCGGAAGACGAGTTGCTGGCGACTTGACACGCGGCGAAAAGGTCTGTTCCTTCATCGAGGGTTATTGCCTAGTCCCTGAAGGCGACCTGACCGGCAAGCCGATGAGGCTGGAGCCGTTCCAGCGCAAGTTCATCCTCGACGTGTACGACAACCCGTTCGGGACTCGGCGGGCGTACCTGTCAATCGCGCGCAAGAACGGGAAGACCGGCCTGATTGCCGGGATTCTGCTGGCGCACATCGCCGGGCCTGAAGCCAGGCTAAACACGCAGATCATCAGCGGCGCTCAGTCTCGGGATCAGGCCGCCTTGGTGTTCGAGTTGGCGTGCAAGATGATTACGCTGTCGGAGAAACTGAGCAAGCTGATCCGAATCGTCCCGAGCGGAAAGAAACTGATCGGGCTGGCGAGAAACGTCACTTACCGGGCCTTGTCGGCTGAGGGAAAGACGGCGCACGGTTTGTCGCCGGTCCTTGCCCTGCTGGATGAGGTCGGTCAGGTTCGTGGGCCGCGGGATGAATTCGTCTCTGCCATTACCACTTCGCAGGGTGCCTATAGCGCGCCGCTGCTGATAGCCATCAGCACGCAGGCGCCTACGGATGGCGACTTGTTCAGTATCTGGCTCGACTCACAAAAGAACGCGCCTGATCCGCGAGTGGTATCGCATCTCTATGCGGCCGATGAGGAATGTGCCCTGGATGATCGAAAGGCGTGGTTTGCCGCCAATCCAGCGCTGGGCAAGTTCAAGGCATTGGCCGATCTGGAAACTGAATCCAGGCTGGCGGTTGAAATGCCTGCCAACGAGGCTGAGTTTAGAAACTACAGCCTGAACCAGCGGGTCGAGGCGTCGAGCCCGTTTGTTTCGAGGTCGATCTGGAATGCCAACGGCGCCCAGCCTGAAGCCGTCGAAGGCAAAAAGGTATTCGGTGGGCTTGACCTTTCAAGCGTCAACGACCTGACAGCTCTGGTTCTAGTATCTGATACTGGCGATGTGCATTCGACATTCTGGCTGCCGGAACACGGTCTAGTCGAAAAATCGAAGAAAGATCACGTCCCATACGATGTGTGGAAGAAGGAAGGGCACCTATTGACGGCGCCCGGCAAGGCAATCGAATACAAGCACATTGCCCAGCACTTGCGTGGAGTATTCGACCGCTGTGACGTGCAAAAGATCGGATTCGACCGATATAACATGCGATTCCTGAAACCTTGGCTTGAAGAAGAGGGTTTCAGTGATAAGGAACTTGAGAAGTTTGTAGAATTCGGTCAGGGTACGGCGTCCATGACTCCTGCCCTACGTGACTTGGAGGTTCGGCTTCTCAATGGCAGTTTCAAGCACGGTGGCCATCCGATATTGACCATGTGCGCGGCAAACGCTCGCATCACGGGTGAATCCGGCGCCCGCAAGTTCGACAAGAAACAGGACACAAAACGAATCGACGGTATGGTTGCTCTGGCGATGGCGGTCGGTGTGATGCCTTCCGAGGCCGAGCCGAAGAAGACCTACCAACTTCTATTCGTCTAGAGGAAATCACATGATGAACCGAGCTTATTCATTGCTTGAGGTCAAGAACTTCAACGATGAAATGCGAGTTATTCGCGGCATGGCTACTTCGCCTGTTCCTGACAGGGTTGGCGATGTTGTCGAGCCGATGGGTGCGGAATTCGCACCAGACCTCCCGCTGTTTCTGTATCACGATTCGACGCAAACGGTCGGTCGGGTAAAGTTCGGCAAGCCAACCAAGGACGGTATCCCGTTCGAGGCGCATATTCCGAAAGTGACTGAAACCGGCGCGCTCAAGGATCGAGTCGATGAGGCGTGGCAGTTGGTCAAGTACCGACTGATTACCGGCGTTTCGATTGGATTTCGCGCCATCGAAGGTGCGTATGAACGCTTGAAGGACGGAGGCATTCGCTTTCTCCGCACTGAGATTCTTGAATTGTCACTGGTTCCAGTTCCTATGCAGGCGCTGGCGACCATCGAAAGCATCAAGTCGTTTGACCAAGCATCGCTCGCCGCGACAGGCGAAAGGCGAGGCACGGTCGTTCGGCTGGATAAGGGGAATCCCCCGCCCGGCGCCTCGGGAAATCAACAGTCGCCCGCCTCTGGTGGGCATTTGTCTCTCCCGAAAGGAACCATCATGAACATCGCTGAACAACTCTCCGCCTTCGACACGAAGCGCAAGGCGGCTCTGGATCGCATGGACGCGATCATGGCGAAGGCTGCGGACGCAGGGGAAACCCTCGACGAGCGCGCGACCGAGGAATACGACGGCCTCCAAGCCGAAGTCAAGGCGGTCGAGTCTCACGTCCAACGCCTTCAAGCCCACGAGAAGACCATGATCGCAAAGGCCACCCCGGTGACCCCCGCATCTGGCGTCGGTGAAGGTGCCGTCGCGATCAAGGGCACTGGCCCGATCAGCGTGCGCCGGAACACCCTCCCCGGTACGGCTTTCACGCGCTACGTCGCGCTGCTGGCTGTGTCGAAGGGCAATCTGATGCAGGCCGAAGTGCTGGCGAACAACCTCTACAAAGACATGCCGGAACTCGGCATCGTCATGAAAGCGGCTGTCAACGCCGGTACGACCTCTGACGCCACGTTCGCTGCGCCCCTGGTGCAGTACAACGACATGGTGTCCGAGTTCATCGAGCTGCTGCGCCCGCAGACCATCATCGGCCGCCTGAGCGGCGTTCGTCGTGTCCCGTTCAACATCCGAATCCCGCGTCAAACGGCCGGCACGACTGGTACGTTCGTGGGTGAAGGCTCGCCGACCCCGGTGCGTGAACTCGACTTCGACAATATCACGGTGCCGTGGGCCAAGGCTTCGACCATCGTTGTCATCACCGCGGAACTCGCCAAGCTGTCGAGCCCGTCCGCCGAGGCCCTGGTTCGTCAGGACTTGATGGATGGCGTTTCTCAGTACCTGGACAAGCGGCTGATCGACCCGGCCTATCCGGGTGTTGCCAACGTCTCACCGGCCTCGCTGACCAACGGCGTGACCCCGGTGCAGGCGACCGGCGCAACGCTGGCGGCCCTCGATGCGAACGTCCGCACGCTCATGACCACGTTCGCCGATGCGGAGTTGTCGCTCCAAACCGGCGTGTGGATCATGTCGGCGTCGTCTGCGATCCGCCTGTCGATGATGCGTACCAACCAGGACAGCAAGGCATTCCCCGAGCTGTCGGTCACGGGTGGCACGTTCTACGGTCTGCCGGTCATCGTGAGCAACAACGTCGCGCCGGCCGGTTCGCCCGGCGACCAGCAACTGATCCTCATGGATCAGCGCGAAGTCCTGCTGGCCGATGACGGTCAGATGATGATCGACGTGTCCACCGAAGCATCGCTCGAAATGAACGATGCGCCGTCTGGTGGCGCGACTTCGCTGCGGTCCTTGTGGCAGAACGGCCTCATGGGCGTGAAGGTGGACCGCTGGATTTACTGGACGAAGCGCCGTGCGACGGCAGTTCAGTTCATCGACAAGGCTCAGTCCTACGCCAGCTAAGTAGTTGGTGCCCCGCGGTGATGAGCCGCGGGGCATTCATAGAGGTAATTCAATGCACCAGTACATGACTCGACACATGGTCGCCCTGCGGGAATTCCACTATGTCGAAGTGGCCCTGAAACCAGGGGATTCTTTCGTCGCAACGCCGGTCGATGCCGATTACCTGGCTCGCACAGGAAAGGCGCGCGATGAGTTGAACAATGTTCCTGCCGGCATTGAAAAGCAGGTCGAAGAACAGGTCGAAGAACAAGCAGAGCCTGTGCGCCGCCGCGGTCGTCCGCGCAAGAACACGCAATGAAGTTCTTTGGCTACGAACTCAGTCGCGTGACGAAGGCGAACGGGCCGCTGCCTGTTCGGTCGTCCATGTTCGGCTGGGTCCGCGAGTCATTTGCCGGGGCTTGGCAAAAGGGCGTCACCATCGACCCCATTGGAACAATCACGGCCTACGCGGCTGTGTACGCCTGCATCTCGCGCATTGCGAATGACGTGGCGAAACTTGAGCCGAGGCTGATGGAGGTTCAGCCCGATGGGACCAGAATCCCGGCCGGTGCGAACTCCCCGTATTGGGAAGTGATCCGCAAGCCGAACACGTTTCAGAACCGCATCCAGTTCTACAACTTCTGGATGTCGCTCAAACTGATGTACGGCAATGCCTACTCGCTCAAGAAGCGGGACGAAAGAGGCATTGTCTATGGTGCCTATCTACTTGATCCGCGCCGCGTCACGCCGATGGTCACTCCAGAGGGTGATGTCTATTACAGCCTCGGCGGTGATGACCTTGCCAAGTGCCCTGCCGGGATGATGGCGCCGGCCTCTGAAATCATCCACGACCGATGCGTCACCCTTTGGCATCCGTTGGTCGGTGTTTCCCCGATCTATGCATGCGGGGCCAGTGCCACGCAGGGCAACAGAATACAGGGCAACAGCGCTTTGTTCTTCGAGAACATGAGCCGGCCGTCCGGTATGTTGACTGCCCCGGGGACCATTGATGAGGTGACGGCGCAGCGGCTGAAAGCCGAATGGGAAGCCAACTACTCAGGCTTGAACATCGGTCGCCTCGCCGTCCTTGGTGATGGTTTGAAGTACGAGCCGATGACGATCCCTGCTCAAGAAGCGCAGTTGATCGATCAATTGAAGTGGACCGTCGAAGACGTTGCCCGCTCTTTTGGCATGCCGCTTTACAAGATCGGCGCAGGCCCGATCCCGACGAACAACAACGTCGAAGCGTTGAATCAGCAGTACTACAGCGACTGCCTACAGACGCACATCGAGTCAATGGAAGCCTGCCTTAATGAAGGCTTGAATCTCCCGAAGAATTACTGCGTCGAGTTCGACCTTGACGGCCTGCTGAGAATGGACGGCGGGGCACAGATCGCCATGCTGTCGAAGCAAGTCGAAAGCGGTATCGCTGCCCCGAATGAGGCTCGACTTAAGTTGAACATGCCGCCGAAGAAGGGCGGTGAGTCGATCTACTTGCAGCAGCAGTATTACTCGCTCGAAGCGCTGGCAAAGCGTGATGCTCAGGAAGACCCGTTCGGCAAGACTGAGGCGTTGCCGGCTCCAAAGGAAGATGATGAAGACGGCGAGGAAGAGGTAAAGACTCTTTTGCTGTCGTTGACCAAGCGCTTTGAAGAAGCGGAGCTGGTGTGTGGTTGATGCCAAGCTACTCCGCGGCAAGGATGGCCGCGATGGTCGGGACGGTCGCAACGGACCTCCTGGCCCGCCTGGTGTCGATGGCGCGAAGGGGATGCCTGGGCGCGATGGGAGAGATGGCACTAACGGCATCGACGGCCAAAAGGGCGATATTGGGCTGCAAGGCCCGCCAGGGCCGCAGGGAATACAGGGTGAAATCGGGCCTGAAGGCCCTCAAGGCCCAGAGGGTCCGCAGGGGCCTCAAGGACCGGCCGGCAAGAAGGGCGATTCGGGCCGCGACGCTCCGATGCGTCCACTAGCGCTGCATGAATTCGTCTATCGGCGCGACAGCAACGGCTGGGTTGACCTGATAACAACGAGCGATTACCGATTCGAGATCAAGCGCGGTGCCGATGGCCTGACGCAAGCGATAACCGCAATTCCACTGTGAAGGAACGAAACACCATGACTCTCAAAAGTCAGAACGAACAGGCAAACGCAATCGAAGCAGCACCCGCGGTGTTGCGCATGACCATCGGTATCACCCGCAAAGCAACCGGCATCACCGAGACCTACGAACTGGTCAGTGATCCGATGCCGCTCGAACAGGCGAAACAGATCGTCGAATCTCAATCAAAAGAACAATCCTAAATGGCAGGCACCACCACCCACACCACCACATTCCGCAACCAAGTCGCTGACCTGATCGGCGACTCGTGCGACAGCGGCAAGCTGGTGTTCCGCATCGCCGGCAGCACGGCCAATTCACCGAGTACCGCAGTTGCCACGCTGACGTTGAACGCCGCCGCTTTCCCGCCTGCCTCCGCTGGCACCATCACAGCGGCTGCCATCACCAACGACAGCAACGCTGCGGGCGGGACCATTGCATTCGCCACGATTCAAACCTCGGCTGATGTCATCAAGGCGCACTGTACGGTTGGTACGTCGAGCGACGCGATCAACGTCACCTCTGGCGGTTTGACGGTCACTGCCGGCGACACCGTTTCCTGTTCGGCGCTGAGCTATACCGCGATGCCGTAATGGACACCGAACTGCTCGCGCACTGAGAAGAACCCCTGATGGCTGTTTCTCACATCTTTACCTCGCCCGTTGTGGACATGACGGGGACGGTGACGGTTTTCAATTCGCTCGGGGTAACCGCGACGACAGAAGCCACGGCTCTCGTTCGCCCGTCGAACTGGAACTCGGTCCACAACCAGTACATGACCATCGGCGGGAATACCGCTGGGGTTTCTACGCTGTCAGGCACGAACATCGTGCTGGAAGGCGGAAACAACGTCACCCTCTCCGCCAACGGGGTGAGTCTGGTTATTTCAGGTCCGAACACAGCCGCCCAAAGCGTCCAGACGCAGAACATGGTGTCCATCAATGGTTCTACGGGAGCCATTGTTTTCTCGAACAGCAACAACGTCAGCTTCGGCGTCAACGCTTCGACCATCACGGCTAGTGCAACGTTTGCGCAGACGAACCAGACGCTTTCCTTGGCCGCTACGAGCAATACGGCCGGCAACACGTCTGGGATGTCGGTCGATGCGCGCAGCCTGACGCTGGCCGGATATGGCATCGCCTCGGTTGGGTACAGCACCTCCGCAGGCGGGTCGAGCATCGTCATTTCGGCAAGCCAGTCGGTTCAGACACAGGCCAGCGGGAACATCGCCCGCACTGGCATCACGACGGGGGCCACTGCCGGCAGCCTGCTTGCGGCCACGCATGACACCGCAGGTATCAGCCTGGGCGTTCCGGCGTGGATCACGACGCAAAGCGGCCAAGCGTTCTCCGCTGATGCGTCATCGACATTCCAGACGCTGACGTTCCAGAACTCCAATGGAGTGAGCTTCTCGAACAACGCAGGAGCGTTGCGTGTCACTCACGACCTCCAATACACGAGCGCCACAAGCGCAATCACGTCGAATGCGCTGAACACGTCAGCCAGTCGCGTCATCAATATCGTCGCGGCGACGAACAATACGGGCGGCGGTACTGCTTCGATTTCAGGGGATGTGTCGTTCACGAACGCCAACGGCGCGACGTTCTATACATCGGCTGGCGGCGCAGTCGCCATGTCGTATAGCGTTCCGACGCAATCCGTACAGACTCAAAACCTACACAACGTCACCCTGTCTGGGAACAGTACGTCGGCAGGAGCGGGATATATCCAGGTCAGCAGTGGCACATTGACCTTGGCTGGTGGAAACAACATCACGCTATCCCAGAACGGAAACGCGATCACGATTTCCGGCGCCAACGTAGGCGGCGCGCAAACCGGAATCTCCGGTATCGGGGTGTCGGACACCACCTACACGAGCGGAACCGTCATCTGGTCTGCCCAAGCGAACGTCACGCTCAACAGCAGCGTCAACGGAGCAAGCCAGTACGTCAGGATCAGTGGTGTGGCGGCGCAATCCGTCGTCCCCGGCATCCAGACGATTGCGTTTGCCAATACCACGTTCACCACGGGCGCGGTCAGTTTCTCGAACGCCAACGGGATCAGCTTCGGGTCGAGCGGGGCTCAAGTCACCGCAAGCTATACGGTTCCGACCCAAACCAATCAAACGCTTTCGGCTGCCGCGACTGGAAACACGACCGGCAACACGAGTGGAATATCCGTTGACGCACGTTCACTGACCCTACAGGGTCTTGGCGGTGCCTCGGTAGGATTCTCGACCTCGGCAGGCGGATCGAGCATCATCGTGTCGGCCCCAGCGGCGCAAAGCAACGTCGCCTTCAGCGCAGATGCGTCGAGCACGTTCCAGACGTTGACGTTCCAGAACTCGAACAACGTCAGTTTCAGCAACAACGCGGGCGCAATCCGCATCACACACAATCTGGCGGGAACGTCCACCGGCTCGGCTGGTGCGAACGTGGGCATTTCGATGACCCACAATTCGTCAGGGTTGAACCTGTCGATCACGACTCCAGCCCAGAGCAACCAGACGGGCGGCATCTATTTCACCGCCCAGACGACAGGGCAAAGTTCGTCGAGTACCTACGACCTCCGTACTCTGTCAATCGTCGGGGACGGCATCGTTTCCGCAGGCTGGAGCAATGGCACGGTTCGCATCAGTGCCACGCAGAGCAATCAGGCGTTTTCCGCCGATGCTTCTAGCACTTTCCAGACCCTGACATTCCAGAATAGCAACGGAGTCAGTTTCTCGAACAACGCAGGCGCACTGCGGATCACACACGCCCTTGCTGGTACGGCTACTGCCATCACTGGCGGCGCATCGATGACCGTCAACAGCGGTGGAATCTCGTTCAACGGGACAGCTCTCGCCGGAACAGGGACCACGTTCGCCGGAGCGAATATCTCCGCGTCCATCACGATGAACAGCGCTGGCCTGAATCTGTCAGCCAGTGTTGCCGCTCCGGGTGCGGCGGCGGAAAACAACTGGGTTCACCTGTTGGGTGCCAATACGGCAGGGAACACGACCGCATCCGGTTCCACGGTTGCTCTGTCAGGGATCAACGTCACTCTGTCAGGCACCAACGGAAGCGTTGTCGTCGTATCAGGCAACCCGAAATTCTCTGCCGGCATTTCCAATAGCGGCGTTCTGCTTGGGGACACCGGCGTTGTTGCAGACAGGCTGGTATTTGTCCCGGTTGGAAATCTAATAGGCTCTCAATCGGTCAACGGTGGGTCAGGTACGTTGACGATTTTTGGCATTCCACCCATTGTTAGCACGATTGGGAACACACAGGGAAACACGGGACTATGGTTTGGGAACATGGTTCTCAGCGGTGGAGACAACGTAACTCTGTCCGTATCTACAGGCACTGAAGGGAACTCCAACTGGACAAATACAAACCAGACGATTGGGTTCGCGGCCGGGATAGTGGTTTCCAATTCCGAAGGTTCGTTCACGGCCAAGACAATCAATTTCTCCAACGCGAACAACGTGACATTCGGGACAAGCGCGGGAGGCATTGTCACCGCTTCTGTTGCCGCTCCTGGCGGTGGAGTTGTCCAAAGCGGTTCCCAGCCATACCTCGGGGCGGTCAATGTTATCGGCGTTCCTGGGCAGCACTCAATGGCGTTTGCTCCAATAGATGCAGCAGCGCAGTTCCAATTCGACCGCATCTGCATTCCGGTACTGTTCAGCAATGCCACCAACTCCAGCAATAGCTGGTCGCTTTCTCTCTCGGTGGGTATCTTCTCCAGAAACGTTTCGTCGCTTTCTCTCATCACCAGCACGTCTACAGGTGCAAGTGGAACCGCGAGCGGAACGGCGGGCAACTATTCGATCTGGGGCGGGCCAAAACTACTGACCATCGGCTTGACTTCCACGCTTGGGGGTCAACCCCTGTGGATCGGAGTTTGGTCGAAGACATCCGCTAACGCAGGTGGTCAGACCCTGAACCAGTATCTTGCAAGCCAGAACAACTCGAACTTCAGCGGTATCGTCGGGGTGGCTTCTAGTACCCACCAGCAGATGGCGCTTGGTTTGGGGCATTATTCGGCCACGTTCTCCAGTGCCATGCCAAACTCGTTCAACCTGTCGCAAATTCAGGGCACAGGTTCATTGCAGATCAGGCCGGCGGCGCTGTACTTCGCCAGTCAGACGGTCTAATGCCGTATTACTTGCATTGGCTCAGTAACACCACTGCAAGATAAGGAAACCCATGAAGCGCTCACTCATTTCACTCGCTACCCTGTTCTCTGCTGCCGCTGGAGCGCAGTCCGTCACTTTGCCAGCCAACCCGCAGCCGGATGCCACGCCCAACCTGTATCGCAGCGGCGTGCTGATCCGCTCGAACGTCGCTTCTTGGGCCGCTTGCGTCCAGGCGGCGAAAGATGACGCCAAGGCGCGCAACGACTACCTGCCGGCCTATCGCTGCGATCCATCAGGGACGACCTTCACGGTTGTCAAGGATGCTGTTC